TGCTGGGCTTGGTACTCCAACTAAACAGTTTAGCAGTTGCGTTCTTATCCGTAGTGATGACGATCTCGATTCTATATTTGCTAGTGGCGAAATGATGGCCAAGTATGCCAGCAAACGTGCTGGCATCGGTTTAGAAATTGGGCGACTACGTCCTTTAGGAAGTCCCATTAGGGGCGGCGAAATCATGCACACAGGTATGATTCCATTTTTAAAGAAATGGTTCGGTGACCTACGTTCATGTTCACAAGGAGGAATTCGCAATGCAAGTGCTACTGTCTTTTATCCAATCTGGCATCACCAGTTTGACGACCTTATTGTACTTAAAAACAACCAAGGAACAGATGAAACCCGCGTCCGTTTCATGGACTACGGAGTTGTTCTCTCCGCGTTCTTCTGGCGCAGGTTTAAAAACAAAGAAGCGATAACATTCTTTGATCCCAACGAAGTACCTGACTTATACGAAGCATTTTACAGTAATACCGAAAAGTTCGAAGAGCTTTATGTAAAGTATGAAAATACAGCAGGACTTCGTAAGAAAACAATGAGTGCAGAGGAAGTATTCAAGAGTGGTATCTTAAAAGAACGCACTGATACAGGTCGTATCTATCTTGTGTTTGTAGACAATGTCATGAACCAAGGCCCGTTTGATCCCGAGTATCATACAATTTATCAGAGTAACCTTTGCTGTGAAATTCTTCTTCCTACTAAGTCTTTTAAGCGTCTTGATGACGATGCCGGGCGTATTGCGCTATGTACGCTCGGTTCAATTAACTGGGGTGCGTTCCGTAATCCTGAAGATATGCGCCGTGCTTGTCGCATTTTGCACCGTAGTCTTAATAATATTCTTGACTATCAAGACTTTCTTTCCATCCAGTCTAAGTTAAGCAATGACGAGATTCGTCCTCTAGGAATCGGTATTACTAACTTGGCATATTGGCATGCCAAGCGTAGCTTGAGGTACGGCGAAAAAGATGCATTGGCTGAAGTTAAATCTTGGATGGAACATCAAGCATTTTACCTAACAGAAGCCAGTGTCGAACTTGCTAAAGAACGTGGCCGTTGTGAAGGCAGTGATCATACACGTTATGGTAAAGGCACTTTCCCGTGGGAACTACGTGCCAAGGGCGTTAATGAACTTGCAGACTTTACTCCTGAATTAGATTGGGAAACTCTACGTGTTCAAATGAAAGAACATGGTGTTCGTAATGCTACACAAATGGCAGTTGCACCCGTTGAAAGTAGTAGTGTTGTTATCAATAGTACTAATGGTATTGAAATGCCAATGAGCTTGATTAGTACTAAAGAAAGTAAAGCGGGATCATTTACACAAGTTGTGCCTGAATATCACAAGTTGAAAAATAAGTATCAGCTAATGTGGGAACAGAAAGACTGCGATGGTTATCTAAAAACAGCAGCCGTTATTGCTGCCTATGTTGATCAAAGTATCAGCACTAATACATTCTATAATCCTGCTTACTTTGCTGATAGAAAAGTTCCAACAACATTGATTGCTAAGAACTTGATGCAAAGTCATTACTGGGGTTTGAAAACTTTCTACTATAGTTTGATTAATAAAGCAGGTAGTAGGGCTGTAGAAGAACAACAACCTGATAATGTTATCAGTTTAAATTTTAATCAACAAGACGAACTTGATGACGACTGCGAGGCTTGTAAGTTATAATGTTAGAAACAATTTGCGATATTATGGTAGACGCTTATAAGCGTAACTGGATTACTAGTCGTGATGGTAATGTAAGCATTCGTCATCACGACCGCGATCACTTTTATATCACACCTAGCGGTGTACGGAAGCAGACAATGCAGCCGGATCAATTTAAAAAAATTAGTATTGATAAAACAATACACAGCGGGTATGGTACCGCAACATTTAACTATAATTGGCGCGAACTTCCTTACAGTGACATTAGTGCCAATTTAAAACCCAGCGGCGAACTTCCATTACATTTTGGTCTACAGAAAGAAATGGGTCAGCACAAAAATGATGTTCGAGTTGTTGTTCACGTACATCCTACATATTGTATTGCGGCTATGCATGCCGGTATTGATTTGAGTACAATTAGTTCAGCGTTCCCGGAACTAAATCGTTATACACGAGTAGCGCCTAATGTAGGCGATGTGGCGCCGATTAGCCAAGAGCTTGCAGACCAGTGTCATAAGATGTTACAATTAGACAATGATGGTAATATTGCCTATGATATTGTGGGCATTAAAGGACATGGTGTAGTCGCTGTTGATACTAGTCCGTGGCGTGCCTACGAGCATATAGAAAGATTAGAACATATTTGCAAAATTGTATTAGCATCAGGAAATTACAAATAAAGCAATATAAATTAAATTCTTATACAACTTATGAAATTAATAGAATTCTGTTCTTGGTATAAATCATTAAATTTTCCTAAAAATGTAAACCCATGGTCGGGAAAAATTTATCATACAGATTGTAGTTCTAGTACAATCATATTTGTACAGGATAATTTTTTAGTAGAAGAATATCATTTATTTCCTAATACTGTGGTGCCGTTGCACAATCATCCGTTTGAAACTGTAAGTATATTTTTAGGCGGAAGTTTTATCGGGTACAGAACTTTAGAAAACAAAAGACTGTATAACGAAAAAGACATAGGAAATATAGGTAATATACTTCCGGTTGGAGTCGATCATGGATTTACTGTTGGTGCAGATGGTGCCGCATTACTAGTAATCAGTAAATGGGATAATATAGATCAGTGCAATAGTGCAACCTTAGAATATACAGGTCCTTCTATGGGACCCATTCACGATAAACTTTTGGAAAAATATAAAAAATGAGTAAACAACAATATAACTTAAACACAAAGACAGACTATTTGAATAGAAAAATGTTTTTGGACCCGGAAGGTCCTGTAACTATTCAAAGATTTGAAGAAGTAAAATATAAAAAGATTGCAGATTTTGAAACAACAGCACGTGGTTTCTTTTGGGTTCCAGAAGAAATTAGTCTTACTAAAGATGCTAACGATTTTAAAGATGCCAGCGATGCAGTTAAACATATCTTTACAAGTAACTTACTTCGTCAGACTGCCTTAGACAGTTTGCAAGGCCGCGGACCTAGCCAAGTATTTGCTCCAGTTATTAGTTTACCTGAACTAGAAGCACTTGTTTATAATTGGACATTCTTTGAAACAAATATCCATAGTCGTAGTTATAGCCATATCATTCGTAACATTTATAATGTGCCTAAAGATGTATTCAATACTATACACGATACAAAAGAGATCGTAGATATGGCAAGTAGTGTGGGCCGTTACTACGATGAGTTACACAAAGTTAATTGCCGTAAAGAAATGGGCGAAGATGTAGATGAAAAAGAACACATCAAATCAATTTATATGGCACTACACGCAAGCTATGCACTAGAAGCATTCCGCTTTATGGTATCATTTGCTACAAGTTTAGCAATGGTCGAAAACAAAATCTTTATTGGCAATGGCAACATCATCAGTTTGATTCTACAAGATGAATTACTGCACAAAGGTTGGACCGCTTTCTTAATCAACCAAGTAGTTAAAGAAGATCCTCGCTTTGCCATAGCCAAACAAGAATGCGAAGCAGAAGTATACGCATTGTATATGGATGTTATCCGCGAAGAAAAAGCATGGGCAGATTATTTGTTTAAGATGGGTCCAGTTATTGGTCTTAATGCAAACATCTTAAAAGAGTTTGTTGACTACACAGCAGTGAATGCTTTAAAGGAGATAGGTATTAAATATCAAAGTCCTGCTCCAAAGAGTACTCCTATTCCTTGGTTTAACAAGCACAGCGACACAAGTAAAAAACAAACAGCATTGCAAGAAAGCGAAAGCACTAATTACGTTATTGGAGTAATGAGTGACAGTATCGATTATGATGCATTGCCTGTACTATAAGGAACGTCGATGAAAATTAATGAAGTAGTAGCACAGATTAATGACAAATGGTTTGAGCAAGGTAGTTTTAAAACTTTTAAAAAGCCCGCAAAAGAACGCTACGAAATTTCACAAGAGCCAGGTACTGTCCAAACACTAGAAGGACCTGTTAAGTATCCTGCAGGTTATTATATAATGACTGGACCAAAAGGCGAACAGTATCCTATCTCTCCTGAAAATTTTGCAGAACTAAAAGACGACTTGGGTAATGGTATTGCCAGTCCTAAGAAGATTATTAAACTGGCCAAACTTGCCGATCATGATGGTAGCGTTCCTACTTCCTGGGGCGAAACACTACATTATACAGCAGGCAATGATTATATCGTTAAGCATGGTGCTAACGACTATGGTGTAGTAAAGAAAGATATCTTTGCCCAAACATACGATACAGCAGGAGCATAATATGCAAGTTAGAGTAAAAGAAAATCCCGAAGAATTTGGTGCCTGTGGTTGTGGCAGAAGTCCAACTGGCTACTGTAATGGCTGGCACGGATTAACTGAAGAACAATATCAAACAGCATTAGAAGAATACGAAGCGAACTTATTTGAGGACAAAGAATGATCGCAGAAATTTATACAATGGAAAATTGTGGGTATTGTCAAGAATCTAAAAAATTATTAGAAGAAAATAATTATAATTATACAGAACATATCATTACCGAGGAATCTACAAATACAATAAGCACATTACAAGAACGATTAAAAACAGAACAAATTATTGTACCAGTTATTTTCATAGAAGGTGTTTCTATAGTCGGCTATTTTGGATTAGTGGATTTTATGGCAAAGAAAAAGATAAATCAAGGAAGTTAAGATGAAAGTAGAAATTTATACTAAGGACGCATGTCCATATTGCGTACAAGCAAAGAACTTGTTTAAAAGCAAAGGTATAGAGTTCACCGAACACTATATCACAGCAGAAACAAGAGAAACATTGTTAGAAAATCTAACAACAAGATTAGGGGCAGCACCACGCACAGTGCCTCAAATCTTTATCGATGATCAGGCCATTGGAGGTTATACTGATCTAGTCGCGTGGTTTAAAAATCAATAAATACATATATGTTAAAAGAAAACAAAATCGGACACACTGTCAGTATGAAATTAGCCAACGGCGATGAAGTCGTTGGTAAAGTTACAGGACAAACAGCAGAAGGACTTACTATCAGTAAGCCTGTTATTCTAGCGGCCAGCAGAGAAGGCCTTCAAATGATTCCTTTCATGATGACTGCTGAACCTAACAGTGACTTTGTATTCAAAGCACATACTATCATGTGTGTTGCAGATACGAATGACCAAGTTAGCGATGCATACTGTGAAAGCACAACTGGCATTAAGCCAGTTAGAAACTCTAGTAGTATCATAGTATAATATGCCACAAGTACACAGACAATTTGATACTAACACAGCCGGTGCAGAAATTACCGAAGTGATTCAGTCGTCTGTGTACGTTAATAACTTATTAGCAAGTGTAGATGGTAGTTTTGTACAAGGTCACGGACGGGGTAGACATAGTAGACCATTAACTGCCAATGGCAGTAACAATGTTTTTATAGAAAATATTCCAGTTAATCGTCAAGGCGATGACGATACTTGCGGACACTCAAGGAATATTGGTAGTTCGGATGTATACATTAATGGATAAAATATGTCTGCTTTAAAACTTACGTTTCCGACACCTTTACCTAAGAATGAAAAAGATCTTATCTGTATGCTATTGGCAGGCAGATTAAAAGATTTGTTCAAAGGAAAATTAATCTGCGCTCAACTAGCATTAGATGATTTATTAAAAGATGTTTCCGGAGTAAGTGCACTGGGAGAATTACAAAGTGCATTGAATGGCTTGAGAGGTTCTCTTGAAAATTTTAAATCAATTAGCGGATATGACAATATATTAAAAGGTGTTAATCAAGCTCTAGGGCAAGTTAATAACGTTTTTAGTTTAGGTGGATTATGCCCAAGCCCCGTTCGTGCTCCTAAGATACCAGATTTACTTCCGCAACTAAATGCCAATCTGTTTGGTCAAGCAAATAATATTTTAAGTGCATTGGGTAAATTAAGTAACCCTCGTATGTGTTTAGGTGGTGGTCCTGGTGGCTTTGGTATCAACTGGAGCAGTATGCCAGGTGATTTGAGAAATCTTAAAAATGCAATCAAACAATCCAAAGACTCTAATTTAGGAATGACGCCTGCACTCAGAGCATTTACTGATAATATAAAATCTCAAACTTCTAGAATGAAAGGCGAGATTAAAAGATTAGAAAAGAATTTGTCAGACCCATTGGGATTAAACGACAAATTAAATACTGGAAAAAATATACAGCGTGTTAAAAATATCAGCGATGATTATCCGGTAAAAGATGCTAATGGTATATTACATACTAATACAATAAAAGTTATGATTCCGGCTGATATTGAATCAGTAATAGATAATGGGGATAAAACTCCGATCAGATATGTTACTAGGCCGGTATTAGATTATTGCGGAGATGTAGTCGGTTACGAAAAAATAGCAATTACCGGAGATCCAGCATATATCGGTTGGGATCCAAATAGCTCTCCTGAATTAAACACTGATAATCCAACAGTTAATCCAGTAGCTGATTATTCGAATTATACATACTTCTTTAAACAACTAGGCTCTGTTGTCACAGTCTACGATACTTCAGGTACAGCAGTAACAGATTTAAAGTTAACTAGAGGCATTGCATATCGTCTTGGTTTTGATTTATCTACTGCAAAAATAAAATTTTATGCAGATGCCGGTTATACTACTATATGGACAGCAGGTTTAACATATAGCAGAAGTCCAGAATACGGAAACGATATGGAAATCATATTGCCGGATAACGACACTGCTTTTGTTAAAGGCGAATTAGATTGGGCAGTACTAATTGAGAATCCTACTACACTTAATAAAATATATTGGAAAACAACTGACGGTGTACACTCGGGTATTTTTACTATAGACGGTGTTACAGAAATTCCACTTGCAGATAGAACATATGATATATCTATGGCAGTTAAAAAAGCCTGTTTGCATTTAATAAATGTTGCCCCAACAGTGACGATTCCAGTCAATCATAATACTACAATTACGACACGTCAGTATACTGCCAGTAATAGAGTGTTTAACGGGACATCGTGGTCGACTCCTGTAACGACCACGTTAAAATATGATATCCAATACCAAATCTTTGATGATATTGAAACAGTAGACGATAACGGTAACACTGACCCTAATAACAAAATAATCAAATCAGTAGCCGACTATGGAAATTCTTTGTATTTTATAACTAAAAGATATGTTAGTGTAGAAAACGGTTTGGAGTTTAATCAAATTTATTTTTACATTTCCACTAGTACAGATGAAGACGATGCAACATATTGTATTTTGATCAAATTGGATAATCCTCTAACTATTTTAAATTCTACAAAGTTACCTTATACTGATAACTATTCATATAAATTGACTTATTTGAAAAAGGAAAATAATGAATTTATTCCACTTATAACACCTATATCAGGTGTAGAAGAAACAAAATTCGAATTGATTCAATCCAATGGAAAACAGTATATTAGGTGGAATTTAACATCAAATACGGATCCTGCTACGTCACCGAAAAATGAATTTATATTTCAAACAGACATTGAGATAGATAGTACAGACACTAGAAGAACATTTATAGAGTCTAATCCAAAAGAAGCGAAAACATACTTTTATTTTAAATATGAAAATGGGACAGCGGTTGAATCAACTATTACATTAAATTAATATGCCAAGAAAACCATTAACTTCGCAGTCAATACCTCCCGGTGTTGACAGAGCTAATATAATTAGTATTGAAAAAAACTTTGCCGAATTGTACGCAAAGATAGCTGAACTTGAGGCAAAAGTAGCAGGAAAAGCTGCATCCGGCGGTACAGTATATGTAGCAGGAAGCAATACAGATCCGTTTGTAACAGGTCCTAGTACAGGACGTGGAAAAGTCTTAATAACAGACCCAGATGGCACTGTTAGAGAAGCTGTAGATGGAAAAGATTTCTATTGGAATAGAGATGCACAACCAATTTTCTTTAGGGATTTGCAAGTAGTCAGCGTTACTAGAGTTGGGGGTAATTCAGACTTCTATCCAGATGGGGGACTCCCTCCGAATCGTTTTGGGTATGTGTCCACTAATTATAGTAATGGTTACAGCAGGTTAGAAGAGATCCCTTTAGCAGAGTGGAACCCACCGCTGGCTGCAATGAACGCTTTGCCAAAAGACCAAGCCAGAAATTTACTAAACGAGTACATGAATTCTCGCGGTATAACTTTTATGACAAATGGCGGCTATAATGAGTTGGGTTCGTATCTAAGTGATGATTATAGAGCATTTTTGATTTCCAAGGGAATTACTGGTAATTCGGGCGGACAAACGACTACAACTGCGGCACCTACAACTACAGCAGCGCCGGGTGGCGGTGGAGCTGGAGACACCGGCGGCTACTAAATAGATTGATATATTAAACACGTTTAAAGTAACGTATTTGGAGAGTTTTTAAAAATAAACTTATTACTAAATCATCTT